GACCCCCTTCGGCTTTTTAAAGCTGCCGTATCCGAAGGGGTTTTTCTTGGCCACGGATCAATAGAAGCCGCCTTGTGCCCAAGCAGTAATACCAGAAGGGCTCAGTCCGCCAGAGACTGCAGTGGGTCCATCGCCGAGATAGCCGAGAGCGAGAATGTAGCCCTTTTCAAGGTACAGACCCTCCATCTTACCGATAGCAATAGCACCGCCCAGAGCGGTGTTACCGGTTTGAGGCGTGGGAGCGTTGTTGAAAGGCAGTTCGAGATGCAGGGGGTAACCCTGAGTCGAACCACTCAGACCAACTTCGACACGGCCGACCATCAAGGAAGCTGAGGTCGAAGGGGAAGCCTGGTTGGGTGCATAGACATACACACCAAACTCAGCGGTGCGGACACCTCCGTTATCGGGATAGCCCTCGTTGCTGACGATGAAGATGTCTTCGACAAGAGCAGCATCTTCAGAAGGAAGATCGCCGACACGAACCAGCTGAATTAAGTTGCCAAAAGTCGGATTGCTGGGATCGACCTGAGTGGTCCCATTGTTGACCTTGGCTCCGCGAAGAAACGGGCGATCAACTAAGCAGGGCTGCTTGTTCGTGCTTGTCGAAGACATTGGTGCGCTCTGTCTCTCTTAGGGAGTTAAATTAAGTCTAGCCTCAGGCTTGCCTAGAGTCGTAAAAAGCCCTGCTGCCAAAGGGACCAAAGGCTTCGACCATGTTTCTGTCGAGCCCTAAGTTGACATCGGCATACAGGTCGTATGCAGGGGAGATATACGAAACTTCTTGTCCCTTAGGAGGAACTGACTTAGCCGGAGTTGCTGGAGTTTCTGCTTTTGCGGGAGAACCCAAGCCATCTTGGCGACCAAACAGATCGGCAAGAATCAGGGTACGCATAAAACTGCGCTCGGAAGCTTCCCGGTCAGCTTCATCCCGACTACGCATTTGCGCCAGGTAATCACCGAGACGATCGCCAGCCATATCTTCACCACGGGCAAGACGGATGCCCTTGGCGACTCCTTCCATACCCTTTTGAAGCCCCTGACTAATGGACTCGACGTCCTTAATCCATTGAGGGCGATTATCCGGAGGGTTCAGAATGCTCATGTAATCCTTGAGGATCTGAGCACGGGAGGAAACCCCGCCTGCAGGCTCCGGAATCCGGGACGGAGGGAGCCCAGGCTTCGGCTGCTCGTCAATAACTACCGGGGGACCGGTTCTCACGGGTTGTTGGCTCATGACGAATCCTCAGGCGATTTGTTGGCGACGAGCAGCCATCCTTAACAGTTTATCTGCAAAAGTCTCGCCCGTTTCGAGAGAACCTTCTGCGTAATTACGGGCTTGTTGAGCACCTAAAAGAACAGGTTTCTCGAGAGGACGAGTGGCAGCCATCATGTCGTAGTTGCCAGCAGAGGGATTCATGACAGACGAGCTGACAGCATCCGCACTGCCCTGAGCATTGTTCGAGTTGTCTGTACCCAACTCAGTACTCAAAGCACTGCTGGTGGTGTTCTGATTTGTCTGCAGGGACTGATCCGGATCGGCCATCGCCCGGCGCTTCAGCTCGTAGGCGAGATGGGGATTCTGTTTAGCCCACGTGGCAAGATCACGTGCTTGCTGACCTTCTAGACCACGGGTGACGAACTCGACGAGCTCTTGTCGCACAGCAGGTTGCTGAGCGTACTCGCTGCGCTGTTTGTAGTAAGCAGCTAAGTCGCCGCCGGGTTCCAAGATCGGAGCGCCGACAGGTTTCTGAGCAACTGGAACAAAGGGACGTTCGCCAGGCCTTTCACCCAGCGGAACGAGATCTCGGCGTGGCAGGATAACAGGAGTTTCGCTGGTGTCGGCACCGATTGTCCGAGCAAGGACCTCAGCTTCGGGAAGGATAGGAGCGGGAGGAACTTCCTCAGTAGTTACGGGCAGAACTGCGGCTGGGGCAGCAGTCTCCAGTTCGGATGGCACATCTTTGGGTCGACCGATCTGGTAACCAAGCACACCCAGACCACCAACTCCGGCAGTGGTTCCGAGACCAGCCAGAAGCTTATTAGCAGCCTCCGGAGACAAGCCCGTTCTGCTTGTAATCCGACCAACGATGTTCTGAAGAGCATTCCGCCCAGCCAGTTCGTTCAGGAAGTCCGTGCCGCCAGGCTTAGTAATCCGGCTGAAGATTTCATCAGCAGGAATTCCATACTGGCGACTAGCCCGCTGCGAAAGATCTTGAAGCGAACGAAGAGTACCTGCATCGAGTTCGCCCACACCGCGCAAAGGGGAGCTCATTGCTTCGATAGACGAAGCTTGTCCCTTAGGGATAAAGGTGGTCTCGATCTCGACAGGAGGACGCCGGTATGTGAGAGGCAGATCCAGCTGCCTTCCAATGTCACCAAACCAAGGATCGGGAATACGGACTGGAGGTGCGACGTCAGCGGTCAGAGAAGCCCGGACAACATCCGGATCAACAGTGCCGCGACCATAAGGCGAAACAAGACGGCCGCCTTCACCACGGCTGGTTAAAGGCAGTCGTAATTGACCCGGAGCTTCGGCTTGGACAGAGGAAGTTACGGGCGGGTTGACACGGACAGGACCGACAGGAGCAGGCTCATATGCTTGACGAGCTACAGGAACTTGAGGCTCCGGAGCAGCTGCCCGAGGAGCAGGTGCGGAAACAGGAGCAGCTGCCCGAGAAACAGGAGCAGAAGCCGGAGTTACTCTTACAGGAGGACGCGCTGCCTCAATTCGCGGAATAAATTTGGTAAAAGCCTCTATGACTTCTCTTAGAGGCCGACCAGATTGCTTGACAATAGCCTCAAAAATGTCGGCACCTAGAGCCATTGGTAGTCCCTGTCCTTAAATGGATTATAGCTGCTATCTATAGTTGGAATAAAAGTACAGTCTGTCAGCACGAGAAACGTCAGGAGGTCCAGGGATAGCCTGGATAAACTCACCGCCGCTACGCTCAAAGCGATAACGTCCAGTAACTTCATCCTTATAGTTAGCTACATACAGCATCTGAGCTAACCTATTGGTCTCATACAGATAGTTCTGATGCCACACGCGTTGGACTTCGCGCTTGTCTCGAACAGCGATGTTTCGAGAAACGTCACCCGTAATCGTCTCTTGGCGACTTGTGGCGGTATCAGTCGCGAGTTCAGTTAATCGTTCAGCTTCTTCGCAACGCTCGATCTGAGCAACGATCTTGTCGTAGTAGTACTCGCTAGGGATGCTGTTGCACGCTTCGAGCAGACGAGCGTAGTCGCCAGCTGGAACCGTGGCAATGTTGTACCCGAGGTGATAGGCAACTCGGGAGAAGTTGTAATCGTCAAGCTTTAGACCAAAGACCTGCGCCGGGTTTCGCGTGATCTGGTTGATCGCCGCGTAAATAACCTCACGCTTAGTGGCGTCAGTCGTTGTGGCGTTGAACGTAACGCCCTGCTGAGCAAGATAAGACTGGATTTGCTCCAGTTCTTGCTGCGATAACTGAGCCATTACGTACAGACCGTCCTATTTCTTTATTTTAAACCGCGCAATAAAAAGGGAGGAAGTTTAACTCCCTCCCGTCCCCCTCGTTTGCTGTCTCGGATCAGCACTTCATTCTACGTAGACCACGCCAGATTCCAACACCGCTTCCCAATCGACCCGACCAATGCTCTTGAGCTGGTCGAGTTTGGTGAACCGCTCGCCAGGCATCGACTGCTGCAGCTCTTTGATTTCGATAGCAGTTTTCAGTCCGACGCCCTTCAGAACCTGGGTCAGACGCTGAGGCGTAGCAGTGTTGATATTTACACGATTTTCCGCAGGCACTGCTGGGCTCTCCGTCTTGACCGCTGCCCGGCGTCCACGGCGATGGGTGGTTGCGGCGACCGTGGCGGGCTTAGCCTCCTCTTCCTTTACTTCCAGCTGCAGCGCATGGGCGAAAAAGACTTTGCCAGTCGTAATCGACCGGACCATTTTGTATTCCCCGTCGTCGTGCTCGCTCAGGATCTCAACGCTGATACCACTGGGCTTATAGATGGTTTCAGGTTTCGAGGTTGCAGTCATCATAAGAACACACCTTTGCTGATTCTATACGCAAGAAATTAAAAAGGCCCCTTCCGAAGAAGGAGCCTCGTTCCCTTGGTTTCGCCTTCTGAGTTTATCAGGAAGGAGAAGTGGAGGTGTAGATGGAGGATTCCACCACGCCGCCGGGCTGGAGAACGACGTCGTCGCGCTCGGGGGGCTCGTCGGGAATCAGCCAGCAAACCTCGCAGATACCCAGGGCCTTGTCCTTGCCAGCCAGCTTGTTGGCTTGGGCGCGGGGATCGTAGATACCCGAACCTTGAGCAAAGCCGGAAGCGGTAGCGCCACCCAGGTTGGTGACGGTGAACAGCTTGTACTGGGTCTCGGTGGTGGTGAGAGCCAGGCTGCTGCTGTCAACAACGTTGTTCGAGGCGGTAGAACCGTTCTCGATGAAGCTGTTGGAGCCAGCCAGGGTCACGAAGAAGCCGGAGCTGGTGGGGGAGGTGGTCAGACCAACGCCCACAGCGGGACCGAGGCCCAGCTCAGGAGTGGAGTCTGCACCGGCCACGCCGCTGCTCACAACGTTGCCGCCGTCCAAACGGAGGGACAGACGGTAGACGTATGCGCCGGAAGGAACGCTGATGCCATCAGTGATATCAGCCCGGACATCCTTGTGGAAGTCGGGAGAAGGGATGATGACGTCTGCGTTCAGGAAGGGCTGCTCAGCAGAGTTCTGACCAGAGCCGTAAGGCTTGGTGTAGTAGCTCAGCTGGTTGGTGGTGCCCAGAGCTTGGTAGCTCAGGTCCACATAGCCGACTGCCTGTTGGGCAATCCAGCCGGGACGGAACACCACACCAACGGGGCCGCCGACGGGCTGGTTGGTATAGGTGGTGTTGGTGCCGTTGGCATTCTTGAAGTCAACGGACTTTTCTTCGTGCCAGTAACGAAGAACGTTGGTGTAGTTACCAGGATAGATCTTGGCAACTGACAGAGCGTTAGGGTTGATCGCCATGGTTAGTTACCTCCTTATCAAACGTCGAAGGAGTAACCGATGGTCGCGAAGTCTGCGTTGAGCAGCTCGAAACCAGCGTACAGGGACCAGATCATCATGATGAAACGACTGAAGTCGTCGTTGTTGTTCAGGAGGACCTGGGCGTTGTTGCCGCCAATACCCACGCCGACGGACTGAGGACCGAAGAACATGCCGATGGCAGTGTCGTAGGCCTGGGAAGTACCGGCGATGGTTGCAGTTGCCTGCTGGGTCGGCATGTTGGTGGACTCGAAGAAACGGACTCCTTCGAACACGAAGCCGGTGGGCATGATGGGCTCGCCAGCCACGAAGGTGGCTTGGCCGAAGCCTTGACCCATATAGATCGCTGCGTTCGGCTGCATGGCCGACATCAGCGGGTTGATCTGACCGTTGCCGGGATAACGAGCAACTTCACGGAAGTCGCTGTTCTGACGCAGGTGCAGCAGGAAGGTGGGATCGCAAACGCAGCGATAGAAACCATCCTGATAGGTAGGAGTGTTCCGCTTGCGCAGGCTCTTCACCACGCGGAGCAGGTCGTCCTTAACGTCGAACTTGGCTTGCTCGGCGTTGGTGTAGGTGAGGCTACCGACGGCGAGATCGCCGGGATAGTAATAACCACCTTGGGTGTCGGAAGACTGGC